GACCTAAGCAAGGTTCCTTGAGACATCAGAAACCTAATATTCTCTCGTACCAAGAGAGAAGGGGTGTTCGGGTTGTCTCTCCCAACAGGGCAGGAAGATCAGGTGGTACATCTGACCTCATCAGAACATCTGTGACTCCAGATTTCCAAGGGAAATCACGGAATACAGTTATTCCAAAAGCCCTAGAAACCCTTTCGTCAAGGGTTCGGACAGACTTATCAAACCATTCGTTAGAGACTTTATACCATAAAGAATCTTTACGACCAGGTTTAATTAAATCTGTCATCCACCGAAGGAAGCTTGTATAACAAGCCCCACCGGAGGCGTCTGGAAGGAGTGCTTCAAATTCATCGGTCAGCCTAACTACCTCTTCAAGAGGCATGGGTTTGCCGGTTGAATGGTTGCAACCATAAGGTAATAAGATGCGAGATACAGCATCATATACCCTACGTTCGCGAGGCCTAAGGAGGAATCGGAAGCGTTGCCCAAATGTCCTCATCAAATCTAAGAAATTCTCAGAATTGATATCTCTCCACTTATAGGTAGAGAGAACAGAATTGGAGGTAATAACCTTACCAGCAAATTCTGTCAGTCTATCAGACACAATAGTCTTAGTAGGCTGAAAAGGACATCCCAACAGCTCGAGTGTCTTCAGGTAACTTCTATAAAGATTCTCATTTAAGATGACAACATCATCTCCTAACACAAAAAACTGGTTAGGACGAGGATCCAAATAGGACAGTAAGATACCATGAGAAAGGGCAAAAGATGCAAAAGATGGGAATAATCCCATTGGTTGTCCCACCGTCCAACAGAAATCTCCATAAGGAGATGTCCAGCGGGCTCGGGATAAACCAACAAATAGATCTACTGCAGATCTATCTGAAATAATTGCATCTAATATGGCTGCCTGCAAACTGAGAGGAAAATAATCAGTAGCAGACGACAAATCCACGGCATAGCAAGTGCCACCAGACGAAAGGTGCTGTTGTAACATCACAAGTGGTTTACCTTGATCAAAGGTACAATCCCAAGGAAGATCCTTGAGGCAATTGTAAAGAGCAAGACCAAGAGGCCGAAGGGCCAATTGATGAATGCGAAGGGGATTGGCAATCCAACGGATTTTCCAACCTCCATCCTTGTTCAGAGGAACCAAATTTCCACCCCAAGGGGTGATAGTTTGGTTAATCTCTGACAACTTTACATTTGCTGAACCGATGATCGCCTCACCCCTCTTTGCAATAGGAGGGTCTTCGAGGCATTCCAAAAGAGGAGCATATTGATTTGGAAATTTCCAAATCCAATGCCAACCCTCGGGTGTCAATGCCCAATCCAACTCCCTTTCAAGGTGAGTGTTCTGAGGAACACTACCCTGAAGGGTTGGAGAGGAACAACTTGACTTCCCCCTATACTCCAAAAGACTTATAGGTTTTGGAAGTTTCAGGTGACCCAACGTTGATCGAGCGTGGGAAGC